CTTGTTCCATTGTCATTTAAATTTAACCATAATGAAACACTAAAACTTGTTCCTGACCTTGTAAACCCTGTATTTATAATTCCTGTATCATTAAAGAAAGCAGATTGATTATACTTTCCAAATCTATACTGAACATTTGTATCGCTTCCTGTATTGCCGCTTACTTCATCTTTTGCAGAGTTATCCATTTTAAAATAAGCAGCATTTGTTGTTCCTGATGGGAAATTTAGTGTATCAGTTGTAGATGTATGGACACACGCTGTTTCTCCATTTCCACTATTCCATAAAGTATCCATTTCGCTTTGCAGAAGTGCTTTGGAAAATATCCTCACTTGGTCTATTGTGCCATCAAAGAACCTAGTAGCACCTGACACTAAGTTTTGATATCCAATAGATGCTCTTTCTGTAAAAACATCTGACCTTGTAGGTGTAAAACCTGTAATGCTTATTTCAGGTGTTGAGTTTCCATCTAAATAACATTTTAAAGAACTACTGCTGCCATCATAAATAAAAACTACTGCTACAAAATGCCAATTTCCATCACTTACATTTGTTGTACCATCTGTAGCAATTACAGAACCACCAATATGATAGTTTAGAAGTCTTAAAAAGTTTGCATTTGCTTCTGTAAACAATGTCCAACCAGGTTTATTTGAATCATCGGTAAAAGCATTTAAAATTACCCCCATATTACCACCTGAATAACTTGTGTTAAACCAACAAGAAGCAGAAGAACTTGATGTACTGTTTGCTGGTAGTATAAGAGGTAAATCTATTTTACTACTACTACCATTAAATCTTGCACCATTTAGAGTCTTTCCTGAAACTCCGAAGTCAACGTTAGAAGGTGTGCCATTGTATACCCCTGATGTATCACTTGCATCGAAATCCATTGAGTATAATGCCTTGCCACTTGAATCTCCAAATATGTCAGTTGTTTCAGTAAGACAAGCTGCTGCCCCTCCTGTTTGTATTAGTCTTTTGCCTAAAGCCATTAATCAAGTTTTACAGGGAAAAAAGTAGTATCGTAACTTAAAAGACTTTCGTATTTCTTTTTAGCATTTATTTCTTTTTTCTTTTTATCATATTCAGCTATTATTTCTGCACGTTTTGTTTTAACATCATCATCAATAGCAATATCCCTTTCTGCCTTTCTAGTTACTTGCCAATCTGTATTTGATAAAAGTTTATTAGCGTTATCTTTTAAGACTTTTATAAGTTGTGTTTTTTTAATATCAACATCATAGGTGTTTTTAACTTCCCCTGTCTTAACTATTTTACCATCTTTTTCTTCTGTTACTTCATGGGTTGCAGAAAAATCAATATCAGTTACTTTGCGTGTAAATACTTTCTTCTTACTATCCCACTCTATACCACCAATGTTTTGAGTTTGTGCATTATAAGAAGGCTGAACTACATCATAAAATCCTTCTGATTCTAAAGTCTTTTTGTCTGCATTTCTAAAGTTTACAATATGTCCTTTCTTGCCATTCCAAGTAGAAGGTAGTACAGGGTAAGTAGTAATTCCGTTTTTTGTTTTTCGAGCTTTCATAATTATGGTGTTGTATCTGCTGCAAAGGTGTTAATAGAATAGTTTACAATAGCTGCTGAGGTTGTGTCATCAATACAAACTACCTGTATAACATTGGTAGCAGATTGGTCTAAGTCTGTACTTCCTACTTTGTTTATGGTTGTACTTGTAAAATTTGTTGCAAGTGTAATTACTGCACTACTTAGAGTTCCAGAAAGTACAATGTCTATAACCTGCCCTAGTTTCATGTTTTGTATTGTAAGGGTAGCTGTTGCTACATTACCTGTAAGAAGGAAAGTAGTAGCAGTAGAAGCGTCTAAATTTTGGCTACCTGTTGCTGTGCTTGTTGCTTTTGCAGTGTATCTTGGTTCAAGCATAGCGTGTTCTACTGCATCATTAGCAATAGTTAAAGCTCCTCCTGAAACAGTAGCATCTCCACTTATTGCAAGTGTGCTTCCATTACCAAACAAAGAGTATATCTCGTCTGTATTGGAATTTAAAGAGGTAAAAGCTGTTCTTAAAGGGTCTCCATCCCCTGCATTAGCTCCACTACCTGTATTTACGTTAGTCTTTGCCATAATCAAATAAATTCTATATCTGCTGTTAAACTTGTTGTATCGGCACTATACAATGTTGTGTCTGCACTTATTGTAAATGTAGTCCAACAACTTGGAGCTGATAGGTCATTTATTGCGTTTGTGGTATAAACCTCGTCTCCCCAAGATTTATTTGTAACCATCTCACAATATACCTTACCCCAATTTATTGTATTTGCCATATATTAATAATACTTTTTTTCTTTTTTTGTTATATATCCTTTTTTCAAAAACTCTCTAAGCTTTTGGATATTCTTATCTTTATTTTTATAACTTTTTACAGTACCCATCCACTAAATCCATAACTGTTTTTGTCAGGAAATACATCATCATTGTTATTGGTGTAATACTCAGGGTATTTTGTAGATGCTTCAAAACTCATAAAGTCTACAAATCTATCTGTGTAATACTGTGCTATATTTCTTTCCTTTTCTATTAAAAAGTCTACTTCATTCTTATCTGCATTGGTAGCATTTTCAGAATTGTGTTTAAATATACCTTTGTTGGATATTGTGTACGCTGCATAAGGTAAAAACTCTACAAGTGCCCAATGACAAAGCATTGGTTTTATATAGGTGTTTACTAATGTTAGATAGTTACCTCCAAGAGATGAACCTTCTATGTCAGCTTTTATTTTATCATATAGTTTAGAACCTAAATAGTTCTGTATGTGGGTCTGTTGTGCTATAAGAATATATTGTATAAACTTATCAGTGTCAATGTTACCATTCAAAGAAGTGAACTTGACTATATCTTTACGAGAAATCATTAATCCTGTTGCCATATCTATACTCCTTTACTTCTTGGTGTTTTAAAATTCTTTGGTTGCAAAAAACCTCTGTTTACCTGGTCTCTTGTTCTTTTAGCTACTTTAGAATCATTTTTTACAGGTTCTAAACCTTCTGCTTTAGCTTCATTTACTGAAACCTCTGCTCTTGGGTTTTTAGCATCGGGGTTAACTCCTTTAGCCATGTAAGTTTTTCTCATCCAAAAATGTCTACATGAACCTCCTCCTTTATAAAACCAAATAGAATATTTATTTCTTGAGCCTTTAGGTCCCCATCCTGCATTAACTACCTTGTTCTCCATAGAGATAATATCTTCTTTTCTGTAGATTTTACCTGCTGCTGCCATTTTTACACAAAAGTCTCTGCTTTCACTATCACTTCTAAGAGGTGCATATTGATACCTTACTTTAAATCTTAGGTCTCCTATATCTTTATCTTGTTCACTTTTAGAATTTGGTCTTGCACTTCCTGTAGAGGCAAGTCCTATCATTTTGTCTAGTGTTTCCTCTTGGTCATAATCTACCTTTCTTTCATCTACCAAGTCCCAATTTTCTAAATCTTCATCTTCTCCTAAGTCTATAAGTGCATTTGCTACATCTGTAGGAACTGCTGCAAGTTTGACTCCTGTTTCTTCTTCCTTAGCTTCTTTAGTTACTGCATTTTCTGTATCAATAAATTCAAGAGGCTGTAACGTAACAAAATATAATTTTAGACTAATATCATTAACTGCAAGAATAGAGTCCATACAGTCCACTATAAGGTCTTGATAAGGTCTAATAGTAGTGTTTTGAAACAGCAGTGAAGCTGTTCTTATCTCATCTGCATTATTTCCAAGTCCATTATTGTCATCTCTTATTCCTAAAAGTAAAGGAGAGGTTATTCTATGACCTACCATGATTTTCTTTGCAGCCTCATTTGATAAATACTCATAGTGAGCAGGAGCATCATTTAAAGGTACATCATCAATAGTAGTTTTACTCTCAGCGTTGTTATTAAAAGCTATAATGACTTTTTCTCCCATTGACCCTGTGAGCTTATTCATTACATCATTTTTAACTTGTAGCTGTTTATCTCTTTCAGGTACTCCATTGTTAAAGTTTACAACCTTAGTTCCAGAGAATCCACACTGTACATCATTAATTAGATAATCTGATATTTCACTCTCAAGCTCTGCATAAGCTAAAGAACCAGCATAATCTACAGGACATATATAATCATATCCTGAAACATATCTCTTAACTATTTTAATCTCTGGTTCTGTTTGATTACCAAAACCAAAAGCTGCTATTCTATCAGGCTTGTCTGACTTTTTCATGTTTGCCCAATCAGGAGAGTAGTAGTAAGCTCTTATGTTACCATCTATCATCTTCTCAGGTCTGAGTGTTTGTCTTGGAAAGTGTTCTGCTTTTACTACTTTGTTGTTTTGGTAGATAACCTG